TAAGACTTGGTAGCCCAATGGAAAAAATGGGTATTAGTCCCCGAATGTAGCAATGTTGCTAGGAATAATGCCATTGATTTATCCATAATACGCTCCTTTTAATCTATTTTATAACACTTTTCTAGTAATACCTAGTGCTCTAATTGCGGCTTCTACACTATCTACACGACTAATTGCACCGCCTTTCCACTTGCCCAAAAAGTCTAATTGGTCAGGCGTAAATTTGGCTTTAGCATCTCGTTTAATTTCCATTAATATGGTCTCCCCAGCGTATCCCACCAAAATGTCGGGTGTCCCGTGTTTTAGGGAAGCCATAGAAACTACAGTAGCACCAGCATCTCGTAATGCCTTAACTATTTCTTTATGATTTGTATCTATTCGTGCGTATGTCATTGTTTTTAAATTAAAATAGATTAGTATTGGCTAACTTTACCATTATAAAGGCTTGGAATGAGCAAACCAGCGTGTAGTGAGCAAGAGTTTATCGCATTATTTAAAGAGCACCGATCCCCTACGGCTGTGGCTAAAATACTAAATGTCGATACTAGAAGTGTAATTGCCCGTAGAAAAAACTTAGAAAAAAAGCACGATATTGTGCTTGAATCTAATAATAATCGTGGCGTTCCTAGATTTGCTATTCCTGAAAATAAAATACGCTGTGAATATGAGTTAAAGAATGGAATCATTATGGTAGGGTCTGATTGCCATTACAACCCTAATTACATCTCTACTGCCCACCGTGCTTTTGTACATTTTACGAAACACTTAAAACCTAATATGGTGATCCTCAATGGCGACTTGTTCGATTTTGCACAGATCAGCCAGCACAACCGAATTGGTTACCAACAGCACCCAACAGTCCAACAAGAATTAGAAGAAGTACAAGCACGATTAGGCGATATTGAAGCTGTACGCCCTGCTGGTTGTATATTGCACCGCACCATAGGTAATCACGATTTACGCTTTGATGGCAAGTTGTCTAATGTCCTTCCCCAGTACGAAGGTGTCAAGGGTATGTGCCTAGCGGATCACCTGTATGGCTGGTCATATAGCTGGTCAGTTGTAGTCAATGACAATACGATGATTAAACACCGTTGGCACAATGGTATTCATGCGGTCTACAACAATGTACTAAAAGGCGGAATGAGTATGGTCACAGGCCATTTGCACTCGTTAAAAGTAACACCGTGGTCAAATTATACGGGCGACAAATATGGTGTTGATACTGGAATGATGGCGGCAGTCAGAGATGAACAGTTTATGTACCATGAAGATTCAAGCGTCAACTGGCGTAGTGGATGGGCAGTATTGACCTATGTTAACGGTCACCTTATGCCACCTGAACTATGTCAAGTTATTAATGAAGATGAGGGGCTGGTATTTTTTAGGGGTGAACTACATGAGATTAAGTCCTGAAGCATTAAAGCATCTGTATTCAAGCCTTTATTGCACTTATCCATTTACTAAATGGCCTATGCCATTGCCTGAAGAAATTGAGTTTATTGTTACTGCTGACCCTGAAGTAATGGGTACTTATTTGCTGGATACGGGCGGTGACTACGCTCATACTATTACCATCTCATCAGGGCGTTGCAGTCATTTTTATACCGTTTTGACCACTCTTGCCCATGAATGTATACACATGAGTTTTTATAAACAAAAAGGTGACAAGTGGTTACAACACGGAAAGCCGTTTAGAACCCGTTGCAAAATGGTAGCCAGCGAACTAGGATTTGATCCGTTGGAATTGTAAAGTAACATATATGGATCATTAACCCACATAAGGCTTCATTTATGAATCATTAAATTTTTGTTATTTCGCCATGTAATACAAACCAATGTTGGCTGTAGCGTAGGACATATAAGTAACACCCATAGGTACATTGCCTTTAACGACCTGTTCAATACCAATATAGGCATAAATCAATCCAGTAACAATGATTAACCAGCTACTCAATCAACTTCTCCGTTTGTTCAAGTAATTCTTCTTCCGTGATGCCGTAGTGTTTTTCAAACCATTTGCGGCCGCTGTGAATACTGGTATTTGCTCCTCGATGGTGAAAGGGACAGAGCGGAATAACAGGCGACTTGCTTCTAACGCCAGCTCGTCTAATGTGATGTAATTCTGCTGGTGTTCCCTCATTGCCTTGATGCCTACATAATGAACATCCCAGTTCACTAATTTTGCGATACTTTTCTTTCTCAAGTTTAGACGCCATTGATGTGGTCTACGGTCATCTGCTCTAGCTTTTCTGCTGAATCAAAAATATCAACGCTTAATTCAAGCATTTGGGTGTAATCCTTGCGGTTTAGGGCATCGTCATACATCTTGCAAAATAGTTTAAGGATTAAAAATTCTTCTGTAAGTTTTAACATTATTTTAATATCCGATCTTGTGTGCGGTTAGATACTTCTAGGGTTTGCCAAGTTGAATGGCGTAATACAGCGGCTTGCAATTCCCACTTTAACTTTTCAGCGTTTTCTGTGGCCGTGCCAATAGAGTTGCATAAGTCTTGATACTCTTGGCTGGCATAGGCTTCACGTTCTTGTGCTCCGATAGTTTGCTCACCTGACTTCTTCATCATAATGGATTTGAGTGAACTCTTGAAGGTTTCTAGTTGGGCTAATTCACCTTTAGCTTGTGCGTACTTACCTGCGTTCTCAAGGATGAAGTCTATACACTTATTGGGATCTATCTCTCTTGTCATTTTCCTAGTTTCTTTTTTATCAATTGTTTTATGCGTTCTTCTTTTTCGGGGTACTGGGCTAACAATCTAACTACTTCAGGCCAACCCCGTTTCTTTGCTACACCGATATACCACCAAGCAAGGTAATCGTCAGAGTTGTTCTTCAAGCTGCTTTATCTTTTGACTAATTCTTGCTCGCCATTGTTGCCAACCTTCACCAGCGTAAGCTGGGCATTGAACTTCTTGGGCTTTGGCTTTAGTTAATTCTTCGCTAGAATACCAAGGCAATTCAGGTTTCTTGATTTTTTTGACTTTCATGTCTAATTCATCTTCCCAACGACCTTGATTGAGCCAAGTAGCAGGATGGGGAATATAGTCCTTTTCCGTCTGCTTTAAATTCCAATATTCAAGATGATTAGAAAGGGCGTTAAACGCATCTTCTTGTTCTTGATGGGTTAGCCTGTCCCATGACTTTTCAGCCGCCCTACGCCCCTGTTTACGGGGATATAAGCTATAAAATTCATTGAAGTTCATTGTCGTTTATTATTGTGTGAACTTTTTGGGATATCTTTAAGATATATTCAATGTCATTCAAGGTAAGCTGACCCATCAATTGCAGTATCTTCATTACCGCAATATCGTTGTCTAGCACTTGGGGTTTAACTAAAGTTTCTATCATGTTCTAGTTCTTCAAGTTGCTGTCGCAATGCTACACATTCAGCTTCTAGCATTGTGTTTCTTGTTTCTAGTTCGGTTATCCGTACTGTGATTTGGTGCAAGATTTCCTGTAAATAGGGGTTCATAGTGATCCTTGATTAGTTTTTTGTCTTTTTCAATAAACTATTTGATGATGTTTTTTGCTCGTTCAATGACATCATCTTCAGGTTTAACTTTGTACACATCAATTGCTTGGGTAATAAGACTGACAATTCCGTGCTGGACAAGACACTCAAGTCCTGCTTTGTCAAAATTAACTTGAGCATCGGCTGACCCATCTTTATGCTCTTTCGTGATCTTTACTTGTATCTTCATTATTTGCAAACTTTAAAATAGGTTTATCCAAAGCAAGTTTAGCTAGTTCTATGTAACGGTCAACTTCTAGCCTGTCCTCGCCACCAATAGCCGCTTTAGTATGTCCAATCGGTTTTCCCATTGTGTCGTAAAACACTTCACGAATCTCAAAGTAATCCTCATATGGACTACTCATATTTACTAAGCGTAAATCCCAAGTCATGTTTTCACCCAATATAAAATTATTAACAAAAAAAGCATCACCGCACCCAGCACGGCAAAAATTCCTACAAAAAAAATAAACATTAAATTTTCCATATTGTGAGTATAGTTAAGCAAACTTAATGTTAATAATTATTTTAGGTAATTGTGGCGAAAACGCAACACTAATATTCTAAGCCAGCATAATCCATCATATTGCATTGATTGGCTATCAAAAGAGTGCGTAAGCCTTGTAATGCTTTGCGTAGCTGATAGCGATTTGGTTCAGGGCTTTCAGCTTCGTTAATGATTAAATAAAGTAATCCAAAAACTTCATCCTGATCGTTGTAGGCTTGATAGGCCGCACTTTCAAGGATGCTTACTTTACGCTCAAGTTCCTGAAGTTTGGTTAAAGGTTTTTGTTTTTTTACTGCAGTTTTTTTGGTTGCCATATATCACTTTCAATAAAAATAGCCCCCGTAGGAGCTGGTTAATTATCTTGAAAAAATTGCTTCTGCCGCCCAGCTTTCGAAACGCATGGCTGGCTGGCCATCAACTTTATCGTGCATAGCCCAAGTAAAGTTACGACCGTTCATATCAGGATCAAGATCGGGATAAACTTTTTTAGCTTCGTCAAGGTTTGAAAATTCATAGCCCTCACGCATAGACAATACAACGACTACTGGGCAGTTTGCTGGGAATGGTAATTTAGTCATTTGATGCTCCTTTTTCTATCTCACTCGACATTGAGTAACGCTATTATCTTAAGTTATCTTAACTTTAGCAAGCATTATTTTTAAATATTTGATAAGGAAAACCCTGATTCGTTGTTTTTAGTTATAGCTAGCCCAAAGGTGATAAGCCTTCATCCATTCAAGAAGTTGTACTTGAACTAATGCTCCCAAAGGTAGTGTTCATTCGATTACAAGGTTGTCTGTCACCATTGTCCTTGTATCTTGTGTAGTCGCCACTCAACGCTACGGGGCTTGCTGTCAGGTGTAAACCAGCCCATGTTTTATTCCACGCCACCCATTTAAGTGCTTTATATCGTTTGGAGTACGAATGGGACTGAAAATAAAAAAGGGCTTTAGGGGTGGCTTTATGCTGAAACGGCTTGGGAAATGCCTCTTATCTCATTTCCTAAACCCACAAAGTCACCTCTAAAACCCTAGGTATCGAGTGTTTCAGTCCTCAATACCGTAATTATGCACCATTATTCCAATTCAGGCCATATCAGTTTGTAATTGTTTGGAAACAGATTTTTACGGCTTACTAAACCGTGGCTTTCCTTCTCTAGGGTGGCGGCTAGGATCACCAGCTTATCGTAAGGTATTTCACCGTTTTGCCACATAGACACGGCCGCAACCGATGTACCTACTAGTTTAGAAATGCGAGTTGGACCACCTAATAATTTGATCAATGCGGTTGATGATAATTTTTCCATAAGCTATCTTAACATTTATGCAACATATTTGTAAATAGTTGTTGCTTTATAAATTAAGCTGGCTTAAAATTAGGGTTCGGTATATGCCGTGTTAATTAGGAGAACTCGTATGAGTGAGCAAGATCAAGACTTTCACAGCTTCCAACAACATTTGGAACGCATTTTTAAAGACCTCGAGGATGGGGTATTTATTACAGCAGATGAGATAGGTGACTTACGCTATGCGTGTGGTTTGCCATCACCAGTACAAAAAAACCCCGTATTACAAGCGGTCTTTGATGACTTTTCAACTATTTTTAGGAGCAAGCAATGATTATTTCAGATAACAGTAAAGAATTTAAAATAGCCCCAGCAGGGTTACACATGGCTCGTTTGTATTCAGTCATTGACCTAGGCCACCAAGCTACCGAATGGGCTGGCGAAACCAAAATCATGCACAAAGTTGTATTGACTTGGGAATTGCATGGTAATGATGACCAAGACCAACCATTAAAAACAGATGACGGTAAACCTTTGATTGTGTCTAAGCGTTATACCGTTAGCCTTGGCGACCAAGCTAGATTGCGTCAAGACCTAGAAGCATGGTCTAACAAGAAAATGACCGCAGAAGATCGCAAGAAGTTTGACTTGCGTAACCTACTTGACAAGTTCTGTATGGTCAATATTACTCACTCAGAAGATGGCAAATACGCCAACATCAGCGGTATTAGCCCTGTACCGTCTGCTTTGCGTAATGCTCAACCAGCAGGTATCAACCCTTGTTTGCATTTTTGGTTAGCTGAATTTGACCAAGCTAAATATGACGGTTTGCCAAAATATTACAAGGAAAAGATCACTGAATCGTCTGAATGGCGTGGCCAAAAACAGCGTGAAGCTAATGAGCCAAAAACTGAAGATACTAACCTTGACGATATTCCATTTTAAGGATTAAAAATGACTAACAAAGAAGATGTAATAAGTACATCAGAGATAGGTCAAAAATTGGGCGTTCATGTCAATGCAGACTTTATTGCTAGTGTAGTAAAACCAACATTTAGAACCGAAATGGGCATTTACTGGCATAGAAATAAATTGCCTTTAATTGCCATTGGTGTCGGCACTAAATTTGTTGCAATGGGTATGGCAATGCTGGATGAACAAAATGATAGTTAAAGAAAAGGTAGAGCAAAATGGTCATTGGTACACTAAAGACGGCACTCCAGCCTATACAACCATCGGCAAAACTGGCGAACGGGCAACAACGCTTCGGGATGCACGAAAAGAAGGACTTCTGCCAAGTGTTACAACAATTAACGGCCAGTTATCAAAAGCAGGCCTTGATACATGGAAACAACAGCAAGTCCTTTTAGCCGCTTTAACTTTGCCAAGAGAAACCAACGAACCTGAACAGGAATGGTTAAAGCGTGTAATGCAGGATAGCCGTGCTACTGGCAGGGATGCGGCAGAACGGGGTACAGCGATCCACGCCATTATTGAAAGCTATTTTGAGCAAGTGTATATGCCTGAAAAACCGCCTTATCTTGATGCGATTGATAGTACGCTCAAGAATGCGTTTGGAGAGCAACCATGGCTTGCAGAGCGTTCTTTTGGGCATCATCTAGGGTTTGGTGGCAAGTGCGATTTGATGGCTAAACCAGTTAACGGTAACGGTACTGGGTTCATTGTGGACTTCAAAACAAAAGATGTTGACCTTGATAAAGTAGATTTATACTTCGAGATGGAAATGCAGTTAGCGGCCTACCGTGAAGGACTATCTTTGCCTTCTGCACGGTGTGCAATCGTATTTGTTAATGGAACGACTAATCAAGTAAAATTGATAGAAGTAGAAGAACCCCAGCTTCAAAAGAGTTGGGAGTGCTTCCAGCATTTGTTAAGGGTCTATCAGATCAAGAACAATCTTTAATCCTTCACGGGAACGGGGGAAAGCAAAAATGCTTCACATACAGGCTTGT